TGCTGGTAAGTCAGCAAGGCGAATGCCATTCAATCCATCATCCATTTGACTAAATGCAATATCAATCGAGCTTTCAACTTGTGCATTTGTCACTTGGGTTGGGCTTAATCGCCTACTTGCAGAAGATACAACCTTGGTCACACCTTCACCAATCTTTTGACCTGCTGCTGCACCCAAAGCACCACCGAGCGCACCCACACCCATGCTTTTTAGGCGTTCAGTGCTATTTTCATGCACGCCAGTTGCACCAACCAAAGCTCCAAGCGCAGCATTCTTGCCAAGAAACTCTGCACCTGCTTTTGATACAAGTGGCGCACCTGCTTTAAGTGGTCCACCCGCTCCTGCGAGCGGTGCGGTCATAAGCATATTTGCACCCACGCGAGTGACATCAATACCTTGATTATTGGCTTTGCGAACAATGTTATGCGCATCATTAATGTCTTTGTAGGTTTTGGTCACACTCTCATAACTGTTCGTTGGTAGGTTTGCGCCTGCAACCGCATTAACGCCTTGGCTTATTTTATCTTTAGCATAATGAGCGGCCTGAACGAAGGGAACGCCGATATCAGCTACACCAAGCAAACCTGACTCCCAAAACTGTGTAGGCCCTTGTTTTTTAAGTTGCTCTTGTTCACGTTTTTGGCGCGCCTCTTTGGTGTTATCGAATGGCTTATATGGCGTACCTTCCGCTGTCAGTCGGATAGGCGGCATTTTTACATTAATGACTAGACCAAATTGGCTTGCAATCTGATTGTCGTTCATCTTGAGTTCATTTTTTGCTGATTTTGTTATGTTTGAAAACTGCGGAGTCTTTTGAAGTTCACTATAGATCTTCTGATCAGACATACCCATTTTTCTTGCGTCAACAATCAAGCCTTTAACATCTAATTTTCCAGCCATGACTTACATCCCCTTATACCCAAGCGCAGTTAGGTCTACAAAATTTGGTTGTGTGGTTTGCGATGCTGCATCCTGATACCCAAGTTTGCGTAAATCTACGAAATTTGGCTGTGCTGTTTTGACATTTTGACCCTTATACCCAAGCGCAGTTAGGTCTACAAAATTTGGTTGTGTGGTTTGCGATGCTGGACCGCCGCTCATTCCCAATTCAGACCATGAGCGTTTAGGTTGCGCATAGGTTGATGATGGGAGTGATGCCCATGTACCGCCTGATTTCTTTACAGCAGTTTGAAAGTCGCCTTTCAAAACATAAGGAAGCGAACCGTTTTGCGCCATCAAAGCAAGTGCCGCGATATCCTGATTCTGTGGTGAGAAGTCTTTTAGGCCATACTGTCTTGCAGCGCCATCCCATGTGCCTTTTAAGAACTGGTAGCGCCCTGCTGCGGTGGTGGTATTGGTCTTACCGTCGGTTTGTTTAAATTGCTTTCTGACGTTTGGGTGTGACTGCAAACTATCAAACCGAGTGTTTCCAAATCCTGTGTTATACCCATGCTTCACACCTTCAGCTTTGGCGATAAGATCAAGCATCTGTCGAGCGTTTGGATTGCTAAGTAGTTGCTGCAACTGTTGGTATGTCGCCATATCATCACCCATAAAAAAGCACCCTTTCGAGTGCTTATTGATTATTTAAAGAAATCCAATGCGTTTGGTTTTGCTACCTAGTGTGCTTTTCAACTAAAGACTGAAAGCCTTGGTTTTGAGCGCCGGATAATGGTTGCGTACTAGGCTTTGGATTAGACTTAGCTGCATTAGGTCTAGTGATTCCATAGTTGTCGTAAATGGTATTAATATTTCCATTTAGTGCGTTTATGGTATTACGCTGAATTGCAGCCAGTTTGTTCAGTGCTTGCATAGCAGACTGATTGTCTCTCGGTGGATTGGCTATAATAGTTTCAACTGCGCGTTTCGCATCACCATCGGTTTGAGTTCCTTTTGCCGCCATAAGTACATCGTTAGCAGCCTGATTTAGAGTGGTTTGGAATTTGTTTATAGCCAAGTCATTTTCGTTTGTTAGACCTAATGCGCTTCTAGCTTTAGACCCAACAATATTGGAAGCACTTAAGTCCAATTTTCCACTTTTTAATGCTAATACCAAATTACCAACATTCTTATAGCTCTGCTCGGCTTGCGATAATTGTGTGCTAGCTTCATTTACCTGCACTAAAGCTTTATCACTAAGTTTTGCTGTGCCGCCTTTTTGAGCTACCTTGATTTGATCGCCCTGAGGGGTTGAGACTGGAAGGCCTTTTCCTCCAGCATAAACAGCATAACGAGTACCATCGGCCGCTGTGAAATAATCCAAAGGCTTGTTTTGGTCAATGTATTTCTGATATTCAAGCTGTCTATCATCCTGTGCAATGCGACCTTGACCAAGCTTAACATTCTGATCGACCCCATATTTCTGCCCAGCAACCGTATTTTCGTTATTCTCCCTAGATGTCCTATTTGTAAGCTCATTAGTTTGAATTGAGGTTTCACTCGCCAACGTCTCACCTGCAGTTGGGGAGTTATACTTTTCAGGATCCCGCGCATAAGCTTTTTGCAGATCAAGCGCAAACCTTTTAAGTTCTTCTGGTTTTGTGCTTAAGCTCTCAGCAATCGAAAAATATTGATTGTACGTTGCTTCGTCCAATCGTCCTACGGTCTTGGCATTGTTTAAAGCCAGTTTCACTGCATTTGCATCGCCAGACTGTGTTGCCACATACAAAGCCTGATTCGCAGCAGTTAGCAAGGTTTGAGCGTTTGATAGCTTTTTCTCTTGCGTGGTTGCATTGTTCTGACCTGTTTCAGACTGGGTTTTCCCAATTTCCGCTTCGATCTTCTGCTGATCTAAAGCAGCCTTTTGCTGTGCTGCTTGCTGTGCTTGCAGTTGCGGTATGACAAAACGTGCTAGTGGCGATGTTTTGCCAATCTCTAGCATCTTGTTCAAGTCGCCATTGGTTTCTTTATACAGGCGGTTGAGTTCGCCATCTGTTTTTTGGTTTTGCCAGAGTTGAGCGATTTGTGAGCCATCTTCCAGCATTTTCAAGCCATCAATACCTTTAGCCATTAATGGGATGGATGAATCGAGCATCATGTTACTCCTGATTTCTTATTTTTTGCATACGCTGTAGCGAGTGAACCTAACTGCTGTGCGCCATCAGTCCAAGCGTTTGCGCTACCAATCTGCCCAGCAGCAATTGAATTAGCCCCAGCCATGGTGTTATTTGCAATCGCCTGTGATGTTTGAGCGCCTGCGTTCCCAACCTGAGCCGCTGCGTTTTGACCAATGCCCACCAAGTTTGACAGTCGGTTGTATCGGTTGGTTTGATCCGCATTAAATCGGTTGTACGCATTGCTGTACTCTTGGCTTGCTGATTCCTGACCATAATTCTGTAATGCTTTTAGTGTGGCACCACTCAATAACCCGCCTTGAGCTGCTGCACTGGATTGAATAGCGTCTTGACCTTGTTGCAATCGGAACTGATAACTTGGGTCGCTATAAATATCCTGACCAGTATATGCTTGGTTGAAATATCCATCAGGCGTCATCTGCCCCATTAATTGATTAAGTGATGTTTTACCTGCCTGTTTGTATGGCATCAAGTCTTTGCGTGTCTGCTCAAAGTTCTCCTGTTGAATCTGACTTGCTCGATCTGCTGATGCTGCTTGTGCTTTTCCTGCCTTTTTTGATGCGCTTGATGACATTGCTCCACTGGCAATGCTTCCTACTGCTGCTGCTGCATATCCCCATGGCATGGCTAGCCCTCCAATAGACTGTGCTCTTGTGTAACTTCAACCTTTCCACTTCTTGATGTATTGTGAATGCAATACACAATCGTATCCGGCTCAAGGCTCATGAATGTGTGTTTTGTATTTGCAGGAATTTTAATTCCTACTGGCGCCTTGTAATCACCACTAAAAACACCATCCTTCCAGACCCGAACAGACCCATGAGCCAGCATAGACATATGCTCATAGTTGTGCGAATGCTGTGGGATAAACATGCCCTCATGCTTGATATGCATCTGTTTAGTAAAGATGTCATCAGCAATGTAGATTTCAGAATTTTCTTCCGGCATATCGCCTTCAGGAACGGCTGCAAATTTAATTTGTTTCAGGTCATAAATATCTTTAAAGTTCATTATTTCGCTCTCTCTCGCTTGGTGCGTACGCAGACGATTAAAGTGATTCTGTCTTGATTACTGTTGTTTTCAACCCAGTGGTTTTTGCGATTATCAAACAACCAACACTCGCCAACTTGAGGGCTTAGTTTTTCAAGCACTCCATCATGGTCGCAGCAAAAATTAGCACCTTCCGCACTTTGAAGACTGATGTAATATTTATCAAAGTAATCAACATGCCAATTCTTATCAATGTGTGGATCGATGCTGCATCCTGGAGGAATTCGCGTAATTAAAACACCACCAAGCATCTCTCCTTCAACCTTAGTCATTAATTCAAATAGGATTGGCTTTAATGATGGAAGTGCATCAAATGCTGGATACCATACCGGAAGATGAGGATCGTTAAATCCTGCCATACTTCCAGCTTCGAGATATGGCGTAATATTGTTGTATCTCACCCAAATATCAGTCATCCCGGAATGTGGTGTGCCCTTTCCAGTTCTTCGAGTGTTGTGAGCATCCCATAACTGCGGATTGGCATCAATTTCAGCCATGAGTGGTGCAACATCCACACCATCATAAATTTTAGAAAAGTGCTTCATGTTAATATCCGTTTAGCTTATTGATTGCAGTTGCTAGATCTGAGAAAAAAATAAGCCAGACTTGCGAAATCTGGCCGTTTACAATCATGGGTTCGCCGATTGGCGGCTGTAGCTTCTTCATCGTAGTTTCACCTTAGCGCCTGTAATCACAAGCCGTACTGGGTCACTCACGCGGATACGAAAGACTCGCCCAAATGACTGGCCTAATCTTCTAAAAATGACGCGCTTGCCATATTCACCGATCTTGCCAAGTGACTGTTGCTGACTGTGTGACCATGTTTTCCCGCGATCGTCTGACCAGTCCAAGATAATCTGCGGATCTATTCCAGTTTCCTGCCCGACCTGAGCAATCAATTCCAGTTCGCTAAAAATCAATCGAGTGCCGTGTGGATTGACAACTGGTGTAATGCGTTCACGTAAAATTGAAGCGCCATCATCAGTCTGCGCACTTGGCGTGAGTTGATAAACCTTGCCATTTAGCCGATCACCGACCAAGTGAGCATTCATAAAGTAGCAATAGCTCGCTGCTCTGTGTTGTTCGTGTTTGTTGGTTTCAGTGTTATAAAAACTGCGCTCATGCCACATATTTGTCGTTGAATCAAAGCACCAAGTTTTTTTAGCAGATGGGAACGTCATCAGCAAAAATGAATGACCATGCTCTTGATATGCAAATGAATAAGCGTCATCAATTCGCGAGTATGAAGCAATTTCATATTCAATCGCATGATTTGAAATACGCTGTGCCTGATAGCCTTGCGTCATGACAATCTGACCACGCCCCGCATCGCTCTGACTGAGCCATACAAGGCTTTGACCAAACTGACAGACTGAATCCTTGGCAATACAACCGACTGGTATAAATGCGCCTGACATGCGCTGAAATGGTAGATTTGCGTCACCAGTGCTTGACCAAATCTCAGTACTCTTTTCGCCAATCAGCCACAATTGACCACCATTTGCGATAGTTCGCACAAGGTCATCAGACTTGGTTTCTGCAGTAGCGTAATTAAGTGCTGTGGTATTTGTATTGAGCAGGTCAGACCATTGAATCTTCCCAGACTTCGGCACAGTCCAGACAAGCCGAGAATCAAGCACAGTCACATCGGACGCACCAAAGAATTCTTCACCAGATATCTGGGTAAGCGTATTATTGGTAATGGTGTACTTGTATGCGGCAGCACCAACAATCATCACATGCAGCGAGTTGTCGGCAAATGTGACGCGGTTTACACCAGCAATTGCTCCAATTTCCAAAACTGCACCGATCTTATCGATCGTGTAAAGCTTACCACCAGCAACAACAAGCACCCGATCTGTGAGCGCATACATGCCACGGATTGCGCCGCCTGCAAGCTCATATTTTTTAATTAATCCCGGTGTTGGAATAAGTGCTGATACTTGTGGAGCATTGCCGCTCTCAACCGCCTGCGGGTAAAGGTTTATGGTGCGTTGGCAGTCAACTGCCCAATCCTCAAGATGGTAGGATTGACCCACAATAGGCACATCAATTACAGCCATGACGCACCCCCACCGGTAAATCATTGCTTGCATAAAGCGGAGTTGAATTGCTT